CATCTTCAGTTTTTAAATAAGGAAAGGTGAATGAATAAGTTGTTGCACTTCCATTTCCTGTGTATGATTGAGTTGTTGTGGCCATTAATCATCCTAATGTGTGCATCTGTTATGTAGAGTATTCAGTTATAGTGAAATATGATTTAGCAGTACCAGTACCTATTCCTGATTCAGCCTCATTTATTGTAAGAATTGCATTAGAATTTTCGTAACATTGTAATTTAAATGTTTTTGCATTTGTATTTGAATTACTGTAAATATGAGTAAATAATATTGGTATATTAAATTGCGAGGAAGAATAACCGTAAGTGTCGTTATGGGAACTACCTGAATGTATACCATAAACCATATTATCTAAAGCACTACCAGCATCATTTAATTCAAATCTTACTTCAGCAGAACCGTTATTATGCTCATTAGGTCTTAAATATAATATAGGTCGTGCTTCTAAAAGAATAATAGAACTACTAGATGCAGGTGTATATGAAATACTTAATCCTGAATCTTCCCAAGTTGCTGACGAAAAATTTTTTTCGGTAGAGGTACTAGCATACGCAAACTTTAGTAAAGGACTTGTTGATGGAACAGAAGCCCAAGAATTATCTCCCCTTAGGAAGGTAGTTCCACTTGCAGTACCAGTAGCTGATAGTTCAGCAATACCTACAGCATCATCAGCTAGGTGTGCATTATCAATACTAGCTGTTGCATAATGCTGACTATCAACTTGATTATTACCTATAGCAGTACTATCAACTGATCCAGGAGCATAGTGCTCAGCATCTATTGAATCTGCTACATAATGTTCAGAGTTGATAGAATCATCTGCAATCTTAGTACCATCTACAATATCTGCTGCTAAGTGTACTCTATCAATAGAACCATCTACATATTGCTCACTATCTACACTATTATCAGCTAACATACTTTGCTCTACAGCATCAGTCCTAATATACCAATCTGTATCACTATTTACATGGATATCATTCTTAGCACCTGTAGTTATACCTCCTGAGGTAACTGTAACTAACTTAGCTTCTTCAATACCATATAAGACTTGTTTTTGATTATCGTTTAAATTCTTTGCTCTTATTGTAGATCCTGCTGAATAATCATGTACAGGATAATCTATTGGTGTGGATCTATAAAGCTTAACGTTGCCAGTACCTGCACCTGGAGCTGTGTCTGTTGTAACCACAGTTCCAGTAATACTGTATGCAGATGAAGATAAAGTTTCTGTACCAACTTGTACTTTTACATCATCTGATTTTATAAATGGGAATGTTATAGAAAATGTTTTATTAGAACCGTCCCCATTATAACTTACTTCTGTTGCCATGGTTATTTAGGTATGTTGATTAGTTGATCTAAGTTACCAGTTTTCTGGGTAAATTCAGCTTGTTGTTTCTGATATTCACGTTCTCTAATGCCAGATCTCATTGGTTCAGCTAAATTATCTTCTGCTAAACGTTTAGATTGAGCATAAGCTAGTGTTAATCTACTGAAAATATTAGCAAATTTAGTAGTATCTAATACTTCAGACGAAATACCACCTCTTCTAGCAGCTTGTACAATATTAACAAATCCTGTATATACTGTACCATCAGGAGCTGTATATGTTATTCTATCAGCGTCTCTTTTTATTGCCTGTATTTCTTTTTGATAAATACCCATCTCACCTATTTTACTATTAATAGCTGATATTTCGTGACTCTCAAGCATAACTCCTCTTTGACTTAACCTCATAGTAGGAGAACTGTTGAATTCAATATCAATAAGGAATTGACGTTCTTTAGATGGCTTGTCATGAATCTTGATTGGGCCTAAATTGAAAGCTCTGATGAACCAATTCTCTTGATGACCTACTGGTTTACCATCTACAGGGTCGACTAAAGGAGGCAATGCTCTACTAGGATCGAATGCATCTAACCACGCATTTCTATTTCTAAGCATTTCATCTAACTCACCACGTAATTGACGTAAGCCGGGATATAATACCTTACCCATTTCATTACGTAAGCTACCTAAAGGCACTAAGTTGTTACCAAAACTAGTAGCAAACCGCATAGCTGCAGCACCGTTACCTTGTAGCACATCATGTAGTGGTTCTAATTGAGAAAGAACTGATCTATTAGTAATAGAAGATCCAAGAAGGAACATAAGTTTCTTGTATAAATCTTCTTGCATTCCTGATGTTAAGCTATCAGCATTATCAGCAACATCAATAGTAAGTGCTAACCAATCACCTAATGGACCCATCCATTCATAACTAACTACTTTATCAGTACCTGGTACTGTACAAGTTTTAGCTTTCCAACCACTGCGTACTCTAGTGCGCTGTCTAGATTGATCATAATGACCTGTACCAGTACAACGATTATCCATAGCAGCAAAACCTGCAGCAGTAACAAACAAGCTACCTATAGCTGCTTTACCTTTAATCTCATAACGAAGCATTTGGAAGGTTTCGTGAGAAAACTCATCTATTGGCCTACCTTTACTTCTTAATATATCAATAATTTCATCTTGTGAAAAATCACTCATCTTCTTACGTCCTAATAGTCCCCACATTTTATAATGATCAGAGGATAATATACCAGCAGGACTCCATTTACCAAACGTATCTATAACATTAGCGGTTGTACGTGGAAACCAGATAAAAGATCTAGCACCTGGAAATATTCTAAGGAATCCATTGAAAGCGTCTACAACAGGTGAATCAGCATTCAAAGCTATTTCACTTGTAATAGAATCAACAGCTTCATTAGCAATCATTCCATTCTTATCAAACCAACTATTATATATTTCTTCAGATACTGATCTTAGTCTTGCATCTGTAATCTCTTCCCCAGCTTGAGTTAGTTTATTAATAGCAATATACTTAGCTTCTGTATTAGCTACTACAGACTTAGCAAAGCCGTCTAGCGCTGTCATAGAGTTACCACCTAATCTAAGAGCAGGATCCATAGATAGTGCATCTAGATCTTCATATACTTTTAGAAGCATTGAGGCGCCATCTTCTCCATTCTCAGAGGCAGCATCAGCATAAGCTCTTAAACTATCTAAACCTCTCTCAGTTTTAACTGCAATATCACTACGCATTACATAACTAACTTCTTTAGGATTGGTTGATGCTTTTCTAAAGACCAATCTCATATGATCTAAAGCTTTGGATAAGGTATCATCTAATGCAAAATGAGCTGACATTGCTTTTTGAGCTCTAACATAATCACCTTGAGCTACAGCACCAAATACAGTGGACGTACCTCTACCAAGTAAACCTGTTAAGTTACCAGCTCCAGCACGAAAGGGAGTACCGATTGCTGATAAAGCCGAGTTAAATATATTACTCCACCAAGCTTTGTTGATGATTGAAGGTACTTCTGGATTTGAATCATAAATTGCTTTCTTAAATACTCCTAAGTTCTCTTGAGCCCATTGATGTAATTTAAACATAGAGTCTACATTACCATCAGTAAACTCATTAGCTAATAAGAAAGGTCGTAAGAAATGAGGGTTCTCTCTAGATACAGCTTTAAGTGTTTCAGTCCATTCTTTAGCTTTAGGTATAATCTCTGTAAGTCTTTGCCCAGCATCACCTACTATAGCATCAGCTGCTGCATTCATCACACGTACATCACCTGTTTCTACAGCAGACTTCCAAGTGTTCATATTAGACAACATGGAGTTTGCTTCAAAGTTAGCTAAGGCTTTCTCAACTTGAAGTACTTCTAAACGATCAGCCATAAGATCGACTGTTCTCATAACAGAAGTACCATCTTCCATTAATCTAGCACCTTCAGCAAAGTCAGCTACTTGTCCTGCTTCTGAGGTTACTAGGTAAGCTCTAGCTTTATGGACATCAAGATCGAGCATCTGCTCTTTCAACTGCTTAACAGCTGACTTAATACCTTTTTTACCTGCAATTCTAACTGCAGAGCCTTCCACTGATCTCTTGAACTCATCTAGAATTCCAAGAATATCATCAGTATCTACTCTAGGATGTAAAAGTGTAGCAGCTAATCTCCTACCAGCCTCATCAATCATCCGTGTTGTGATACGTTTACCTGATCTAAGGGTCTTAGTAACACCTTTAACAGCCTTGAGCTCAGCTGTTAGTTCACTAACTAAGGTTCTATTGGTAAGGTTTTTGAATTCAATACCTTCTTTTCTACCAGCTTCGTGTAGTAAGTTACCTATCCTACCCCAACCAGTTTCTATATTATTTGTTATTTGTGCTTCATCAGCCATTGCTCCTGCAATGCCATCAGAATCTCTAGTACGTACTAATTTATCGCCCTCATCAAAGAGTGGCCAGTTAGGAGGTTCTTCACCTTTACCTAAATAGTATTCAGAGAGTCGGTTAAGTTCATCTTCCTGTTTAGCATAGTTTCTGAGTATCTGATCTTCTACAGGTTTATCAGAAAACGTAGTAGCATCAAATTCATCTGAAGTACGTGCGTTTAAATCCTTTGAACTTATCTTACTTTCTTTACTAGTTACAAATCTAGAAGTCTTTTTCAAACTCCTACCTGCCTTTGTAAGGTAAGCAATACCTTCTACTACACTAGACATTACGCCAAAGATAGCACCTTCATTAACGTTCTTAAGGCGTCTCTCTCCAGGTGTGTCATCAGCATTAGTAGCTATACTATTAGGTATCCATTGAAAGGTTTGAGGCCAGTAATGTTTCAGAGTACCAAATAAGTTATCATCTCTTTGGTTCTGTAATGCTACATAATCTACTAAACCAGCAGTACCTATATCAGCACCAGCTTTAGCAAAGTATTGGAATGATCTACTGTTACCTAATTTCTGTAACCAAGGTGCTGCTGTTCCTGCAGCGTGTGTCCTACTGCCCCATGCTAATAGCTTAGCTCTTAAACCTAATGATGGTATTACAAGACCTGATATGTTACGTAGAGCTTGGGTAGCGTTACTTTCATATTCAGGTACTTTAGGTATATCAAAAGTGTCACCAGCAGATAGAAAGTTAATTGTATCAATAGCGGTGTCAGCTATACCGACAAGAGGTGCAGCATTTTGTGCTAACCCTGCAGCAGTACCTTTTAAGATACCTCCTAAACTTCCATCATTGACATCTTCTGGACGTGGTATCTTCCACGCTTCATCTGTTTGTTCTTGTCCTTCCGTAGAAGGTTGCTGTACTTGTTCAGTAGTAGTAGGTGAGGAAGTATCCGTAGGTACTTCTATTTCTGTCGGTACATCTGCTCCCAAATTATCTATAGCAGATTGTAAATCGTCTAAAGAGATATTGGAAAGATCTAATTCATCCATAATTTTATCAAGTTATGTTACTGTTGACATTTGTTAGATCTCCCCTTTGTAATTCCATCGAACCTTCCAAGCCTAATTTTTCCTTTGTAAGATTTTCAATGAATTGAGCAATTTCTTTTTCAGTCTTACCTTCACCTCTCAATTCTTGAATTTTACTTTCAAGGGGATTAGTTAGACCTTCTGTTACAGGAGATACTTCAGCTAAAATATCGTATATCAGTTTACGTTGTGGTAAGTTTAAATGGTCGAAACCATACCACTTTAATATGGATTGTACTTGTTTGATTGCAGCTTCCTTAGATGTACCTTTCGCCTCAACAGCAGCTTGAATGAGTCGGTCTCCAACTCTTACATCTGGAGTCACTTCGTTAGCTCCCCGTTCGAAATTAAACGCTACAAGCCAATTTTTATCGTCTGGGGTTCCGTTACTTAAAGCATCAACTGCTAATTTATACGCTGTCCCAGGTAATAAACCATTCTTTGCAGCTATGATTTTCATATCTTTGTTAAAGTAACCGTTTTGTTTAAAAGCTAAAAGCATGTCCTTAGTATAAAGACCACCAACTTGTTTAATCCGATTATCTCTATCTGGATACTGAAGTATAGTTTTATTATAAACTGCTTCTATATTATTTCCATGGCCAAGTTTCCAATCATAAGCACGGATTTCTTCTAATTTATATGCAATCTTACGGAGATTTGGCCAAGTTGGAGTAGATCCTAGTGAATTCCAACTTGTCTTTAATGAGAACATGCCAGGACCATTTTCTGTGCCCCATCCATTTTTAATTTTCCAAACGTCTACTTCATCTTGAACCTCCATAAATATTTGTCTATCTGATTTTCCTGACTTCTCTTGATTGGCTAATTTCTCAGCTCTGAGCTTTGCACCGTATTTCTGTAGAATATTAGTAGTAAGTTGTTCGTCCTTATTCTGTGTCTGACCAGGCTCTAATGATTTTTTCCGTGTATATTGAGTTACACCGTCTTTAAGACTTGCGTTATAATCATCTGTTTTGTAATTTTTATTAAATGCTTTCAACTTCTCAGCTCTTCCTGTCCATTTATCATTCATTGCTTTATTAGGTTCGTCCTTAACATCTTCTGGTGTAAGGGTACCTTCATCATATAATTTTTGATATTTAGCATCAGCTAATTGCTCTGCAGTTTGGCTTTGAGCTTGAGGATTTGTGTTTAATATATCATCGGTTAGCTCTTTCAGTTCTGGGAATTCACTGGCAATTAGAGCTACTTCGCTAGAGACATCTTCGTTTGCTAATGCTCTTCTCTTTAAATCAGGTAGTTGAGCTTTGCGGGTACTAAGTGCTACGCCTACAGCTCTGCTTTCACCTGCACGGGCTGCAGTGACCATGTCATTGATATCATCTTTAGTAAAAAATCCTAATCCAACAGTAGTTTCTCCCTCCTTAAATCCATCATGCTTTACTAAATGAGCAAGGTAGCCTTGTAATGTACTTGTATTTATATGTCCATCATAACTTGCTGCTTCGACATCCTTTTTAATACTCTCACTAACTTGCCGACCTACAGTCTTAATTACTTTCCCTTTATCATCTACAATATCTTTTAATCCTATTGCTTTTTTAACTCTCAATTGATCTAACCAAACAGCTAATCCTTCTGGATTCTTTCCAAGCTGCTCCATTGTCATTCCAATTTGTTGCTGCTCAAAAGTCGCTACTGCAAATTGTGCGCTAGCTTTATTACCACCATAAGCTGTCTGTCGTTGCCTACTTAATTCAGGAGATAATATAGCTGCTGTAAATTCATCACTTAAATTTAGAAAAGCTAATTTACCATCCTGCCAATTTCTAAGAAAAGCTTCTTGATCAGAAGCATCATAATAATCGGATAACTTACCTGCTTTTGCTAACTCTCGTTCCATTACAGTTTGTGTAAGTTCAGGTAGCATTTGCCTTGCCCAGAACTCTTGTCGCCAAATAATTTCTCTAGGACTCTCTTTATCTAAAGCTAATAAGGCGTCCCATTCACCAGCTTCTTGAAGTCGACCTTTAATAACATCTGCTGCTTTTTGTTCTGGAGAATTTTTTGTTAATTTTTCAGCCTTTATTTTATACTCTAAGCTAAGGTAATCTCGTGTATCCTTATTATGAGGCTCTCTACTAAGTTCAGACCAGTATATATGCTTTTTTTTATCCTCTTCTAATGCTGCAGCTCTCTTATGAGATTGATAAATAGTAGCTGCTTTACTTGAAAAGTCTGCAATTTGTCCCACTACTCTAACGAAAGATTCTTCCTTCTGAACTTGAACCTTATCAGCTCTATGCTGCTTCCATTCTGATAAAGACTTTTCTTCTTGTTGATTTCTTTTAGTATAATACGGAGCTAAACCTCCAACCCAATTAGTTGGACCAGCTTCAAGTATATACTTTGATGATTCAGGTACTGTCATAATTACTTTTTAAAGGGCATGTACATTGAAGCTAAAGAACTACCGATTTTCAAGGCATCCATAAATGCAGCTTGTCCAACGTTACGTAAGACAGGAGGAGGAGGTGCGATGTCAGGATTCTTAATAATATTATTCTGAGCAAAGGCTGACATCTGAGCATGTTTTGCTTGAGCTGCAGCTTTTGCTCCTTCTTTAGATAATTCTCTTGTAGATTGAGTTAACTTATAAGCAGCTCTTGAACCTTGAGCTAAATAATTACCAAGCTCTACAGTCCTCATTCGATTAACTGATCTACCAGTTCGTCCTGCTGCTGCTAATTTATCACCTACATTTTCGGAGAAGAATTTTTTCCGTAAATTTTCATTATCTTGCATAGCTTGACCAATCATGTCACCATATTTTTCTTGTATCTCTGCATAAACATTACCAAGGCCAACATGAGTAGCGTCTAATGTCTGATCGTATTGAACACGTTCAACCTTAGTTAACGCAAGTTCGTTCATCCACTTACGTTCTCTAACTTCAAGTTGGTGTTCATAATTTTGTCTAGCAGCTTTATTAGCTGCTCTAGCCTCACTTCCTAAGCACACGGCAAAACTCTATAAAGGATAAGTTGTTAGGCCCGTGAGAAATTTCTCTTAAAAATTTAAAGCCTAAAAATTTGAGTAATTTTAAATGAACAGTATTGCGTTTATCAACAATGTTCCATAGTAAAGGTTCTGTTCTACTCTCAACAAACCTTTTCGCTTCTCTTGCGAATGTTAACGGGTATTCATGAATAGCGGGTGTGCAGATCATCCATATAAGACCTCCTTCATCTACTCCTGCCATACCGGCAGTCTTGCCGTTAGGCACCTCAAACCATACCCCAGAGCTATTCTCAGCAGCCAAAGGTAAGTGTTCCATAGGAACTAACCCCCAACCTTCTTCGATCTCTCTGCGGTCATCTGGGCGTAAATTAGAGGCCACCTCTTTGGCAGCCTCAACGGTTAGTGGGTGAATGTATTTAGACACGTTGGTAGTATTTAGGTGTGAATTCTCCTTCCCATGTCATGGAATATAATGTAGCAGGGGATGGGTGCTTGGATTTAAGTTTTAATGTTAAGTTTACATTCTTCTCATAAATAGGTAACGTCGTTTTCTGATCTGTATTAAACGATAAAGCAGAAGAGAATGTTTGATCAGCTCTAGTTGATTCAAATAACTCTTTATAAACTGGTTTACCTAATCTCTCTAGTGTTGTTTCATAGACACCAGATGGTCCTAAACTGAATTTAGTTCTATGAACCACTAATGAACCATGTACGTCAGCTTTGACAATATCAGCACTTTGCTGGGTTACATAAATGGTAGGGAATTCCACTTCCATTTCAAATGTATAACCTAAAGTTAAGTAGTTATCATCACCAGCGGGAGTACCTTTAGTCCAGTCTCCATGAAGCTTAACACTCTTGGTGCCACCATCATCGAATAAAGATGCAACTGCTGTAACACCTTGCTTGTCTGATTGGAACTCTCTGATGAAAGCAGTGAGTTGACCAGTTGTGTTGTTAAAACCATTACCTAAAGCAAACTTAGTGTAGTTACCACTTGGGACATATGTTAAAGAATTCGAATGGAATATTTTAGCATTATCTAAATGGATTCTATAAACAATATCATCTGAAGTATCTTCAGTATCATTATCATCTGTTATAAAATCACCATCATTATCTATTTTGATACTGAATTTCTGCAGCACATCATTAGTACCATTCCTAACAACTGCGTACAAAGCATCATCTAACATAGCTATATGTTGTACATCACCACTTAGATCCCAATTAAACCAAGCTTGTTGTTTCCTTTTTGTTGCAGAAGCAAAATATCTAAACCCAAATATCTCAGACTTACCTTTTGTACCAAAGAATATAATAGAATTCTCTCTTGAATTAGTGATTAATGATATATCCTTAGGGAATGATCTGGCAACAGGCTTACTTTGTTCTAATACATCAGGTTCACCTTCTCTTAATACACTAGATATTTCAAAGAATCTAGTATACTTACCAGCATTATCTAAGAAAGCTGTAGTAGTACCAAGTGAGACTGGGTTAGTTTGTTCGTTAAAATTATAGGTACATAAAGAGTTTATCTTAGCAGTATTAGGACTAAGTACGTCAGAGTCAGTAGTTAACATAAACTGCTGGTTCTTAGTAAATAACAGTAGGCCAGTGTTAACCTGTATACCATCGTATACAACAGCAGGGTATTCAGAACTACAAGATAAATCTACTTGGTCACTAGCTGTAAACATAATAGCCGATTTCGGCCAAAAATTAAAGAAGTCCCCAGGTCTAGACATGATTACATTCTCATCACTGAGCATAACCATTCTATTCCTAAAGAATAACATTTTATTTATGTATTTTTTTCTATTAGTATCTAATGTTTTATAGTCTGAAGCATCTACATCATTCTCAGTAGTACCTGCCACACCGTAACCAGAGACAAAACTTGGTTTACCTGCTGTGATTTCACTACCTACTGCAACATCGTCCCATGAAACTTGTGATATTTTAAAGGAACCATTAGCTTGTCTAACTAATTGGATAGGCATAGTTCCTGCATCAAACGATGTCATTCTACCAGGTTGTGCACATTCTTCCCATACACCTTCTCCATCTCTATCATTATTACCTATGAATTTAACATAATAATCATCTTCATCGGCTTCACTATTAGCTACTTTAACAACATACCCATGCTTACATTGACTTGGTAAGTCGGCTACATCTTTAACACTATGAGTAAATACATTTAATAAATCAGCAACAGGTGTATTAACATTAAAGTTAGCTGATGTTCTTGTTATATATAAACCGTTACCGATTTGTGATACACTAGCACCTGCTGAAGATCCAAAAGTATCTGCTAATATTTCGGTTCTAAGTTCACCTAGTACACTTTCAGCAGTTATGGTTTGTTTGTTATCAAATGGTGTAGGTAATGGTCTTACTAAACCTAAGTTAGCTTGAACTTGTGATTCACTATGATCTGTTACAGTTATTTTATACTTAGCATTTTGCATCCAAACATAAAAATAATCTCCTGTTCTCCAACCTTGTCCACCGTATAACAAATCATGGATAGTTGTATAACGGCAATGATATACAGCCGATGATCCAGCATCAGTTGTTACAGCTTGACCTGTTGTGGTTATCCTGAAGTAAAGGTGTTTTCTATCAGAAGCATTACCACCAGTTGGTGTTACACTATAAGTATGAGCAGTCCCATTAGCATCGTCAGCATCACCACTATCACCATGATTAACAGAGAATATACCTGTCTTTACGTTTGAACATAAGGCATCTCTAGTCGTACCAGTTGTACACCTAGCTGTGTAATTAGTTGCTCCAGGTAAAGTACCAGATGGTGGTTTATCACCAGCACTACCAGCCCCTGAACCTGTATCACATCCATTATCTGAATCAACTTCTCTTTCTACTTTAATTCTAGTAGCTGTAAATACTGATTCAGTAGAAGTTGCATCATATAAATTCAAAGCATATTGACTAGCATATGATAATTTCTTTAATTCAACAAAAGCTTCAAAAGGTTTAGCTGGTGCTGTTACGGTTGTATTCATCTTAACTTCTTTCAAACGATTAGTTAAGTATGTGTAATCGTTTAAAGTTAATGTTTGTATATCATCATCAACTGAATGTGTTAAGTATGTTTTTAAGGCAGATTCTGTACCACTATCATATGTAACAGTTACAGAACTACCATCAAGACAGCTCCACATTTTTACTACACCAGACCTATTAACTTGTCCAATGTACTGTTCACCTTCATCTCTATAATAATGAAACCATTTACCATTGGTATCTGAATTCATGTTAGTTCCAAGTAACACACCACCTGGTCGTTTCATGAGTCCATAAGTGACGTCAGGAAATGCGTTATTGAGTTTTCTAACTTGGCCTGGCATCTTTAATTCATCAGGCTGTTCTGAAATACCTCCTATATAATTAGGTATTTGTTGTGTAATACTTGCCATCAGCGTGCTAAAACTACATAAGGTTGGTAAGGTGTATAGTTACTTTTCTCAGGTAGTCCTAAGTAAGAGAAATCACCTTGTTGACACTCATACTCTGTACAAGTCGCACGTGTCTGAGCTTCTTGTATCTGTAAAAGTTGAACAAGTTGTGGGTTAGAGACTAATTGAGTGGCAGCTCTAACAGAAGCTCTGGCTATTATATACCTTTTAAATGGACTAGGTAGATCTTCATAAGGCCATAACCATAGTATATCTAAATAGGCATCGTTATCGAATTCAAAGGTTTGACCAATTGTATCCCATAGCTTACCTGATCTTCTAACTAAATTTTTGTCTCTGTTCTCATCGTCTCTATGTAAATCATAACTCAATACATTAGCTGGTATACTGATGTGCTTACTAGTATCTGGTTCTATCTTTACATTATATTCTTTATTAAATACCCAACCTTCATTCTGTACGTCTTTATTAACTTCCGTTAATATATTATATATAAATGAAATTTCTGGGTTAGCCAAAGTGTTAGCTATTTCTTTTTCTCTCCATATTCTAACGCTAGCGCCGTTACCAGGTGCGGATGTGAAGGTCAATACATTACCACTTATGGTGAATGCAGCTGTTTCTACACCATCAACTGATACTTTTATTTCACTATCAGCTGACCTTGATATATCAGCTATAGATGCAATAGGTGTGGTATCAGAACCATCACCAGCGCCTAATAATTCTCCTGTTATTTCTGTTATCGCTCCAAGTGTTGTAACCGGGGACTGACCAATAGCACCCAGAATTGAGTTCACTGCGGATAGTTCGGTATCGGTGTCAATAGTAGTGGGGATTGCCATAGGTATAAATATTTGTGAATAAAAAAAAAGGGGGGCGTGAGAACCCTCCCTTTTTATGTGTAAAAGTAAACTTAGAATGCAGCGTCGCCTGAAGAACCAACATATAGTTCAACACAAGCAGCTGGGTTTAGATAATCTGCACCCATTGCTAGACGTCCAAGTATAACATCACCCTGATAAATCACGGAGACATCACCTGAAGTTGTTTGAACTTGAGGTCCAATAGCTTCAACAACACCTGCGCCTTCCTTCTGGAAGATAAGGCCACAAGATCCAGCAAAGTCATTAGCCTCACCGTAGTTGTTGTTAACACCTGCAACATTGAAAGTACAAGCTACACTAGACTGAGCAGTAGTTAGTGCAGAGTCCGTAAATGTAAAGGCGTCTGCAGTAGTAACAGTAACTGTGTAAGTACCAGAAGTAGCAGTACCTGCAGTAGCATTGAATACTACCTTATCGCCAGTAGTAAGACCATGAGCTGTTTTGGTAACTGTTGTTAGTCCTGATGTAACTGTTCTTACATAAGTACCAGCCTGACTACCAGCTGCAGAATCCATAGATTGACCTACGAATGATCCAGCGTTATCGATAGTATTAGCAGTACCGAACTTACCAAGGAATGGTATGTTCATAGACTTGAAGATCTTGATTCCAGCAATCGATACAACGCCTGTACCAGACTGTAGTCCAGCACCTTGTACGTCACGATTGATGAGTCCGCTATCACCAGTCTCTTGGATTAGTGCATAGTACTGTCTTGGGTTAAGAACAGCAACACGTCCATCTTGGCTCACACCCTTCTCATCTAATACAGCAGCAGCATTAAAGAAAGCGGTAACTAAGTTACCTGCATTAGTTGCGTTAGCATTACTGTTACTAGCATTTACTTGGATCTGAGTTCCACCTGGTTCTACATAACCTGAGGCAGTGATAGGTGAAGCCTTACGAGCACCACGAGCAATAGCTCTGAAGATCTTACGATCATAGTTTTCAGCAAGAGCATAACCAATCTTACGTGAGATTTCTCCTCTCAAATCGTAATGAGCAAGCGTCTCATCTAGGTCATAGACGAATGCAGAGCTGATTAAAAGATCATCCATTACGATGGTCTTCTCAGCTACTGGAGGTGACTTGTCATCATTACCTAAGATAGGTGTACCAGGAGTATGGTACTCAGATTTCATGCGTCCTGTGTAGATGAACTGCAATGATTTGCCGTTCTTCAAGGTACGCTTCGTGACTAGATCACGAGCAATTGTGTTATGTTGGAAGCCTTTGAACATCTCTCCTGAAAACAGTTTCAAATAGAGAGCATACTTATCAGCAGCACCATCATAACCTACGCCGGAAGATAGATTGGCTCTACCTATACCGACTTGATTAGCATTAGCCATTATAAAAAAATAATTGTATTGTTAACTTTCTTACGCGTAATTGTTTGATCAATTGTGTGGTCTTTCCCACCGTCTAGACGGCAAAGGGTATCCTGCGTACAGGGCCAGTGCCAATGAAAGGGAGGTCCTACTCTGAGGTGCCTCCCTTCCTACTCAACCTTTTTCTAATGGTTGAGCTTCTCTCTCCTCATCTACTCCAGGCGGTTGTTGGTCGCTAGGTAATGTGTCAAGAGGAGGATCTTTAATTTCAGGTTGATAACCATACGGTGTTACCTTTGCATTGTCCATTAAATTCCTCATGTAAGTTTTAATTCTAATTGATAATCATCTACTTCAGTGTAGAAATAATCAACTTGTATTTCCTTACGTCTATGAGCCATGTAACGTGTACCATCCTCTCTTTCATACCAGAAAGTATGGTCATGTGGACTCAATAACAGCATTTCGACGATAGGGTAGAACGGATTGTGTCCGATCTCTTCTGCTGTTTTCATTATCAGAAGCTATACTTCGCTCCAATCTTGGTACCCCAAGCATTATCTTCGTTAGTATCTGAGTCAGCAGTGAGTACTGATAGCTCTCCGTAGAAGTCAAGCTTCTCGGTAGCAGCTACGTTTGCACCAACCTTACCAGATAGTCTGGTATCTGAGTCAGCTCCATCAACAGCTACAGCTGCGGGGCCACCCTGTACATAGTATCCAAGCTTATCAACAGCGCCTTCATAACCAACATGGAAGTCAGTTACAGCAGATTGGTAATCGGATCCTGTATAAGATGCGTTGCTCTCCACGTTCACGTAGACTCCGGCGGAAGCCGGTACGGCAACGAGTGTGGAAGCGAGTGCTAGTGCTAATGTTTTCATTAATAAAAGTTAAGTTATCTTTGTATAAGGCACGCCGCGATACTTTAGTTGGATCTTTTTTTGCATGGATCTTCTCCTTAGTACCACACCCCCGTTCCATGATGTGGTTTCATGCGTTCCATTAAGGAATGAACGGACGCGGTTGCCTGTGGCTTCTACTGATTCGACTATCGAGCCGCCTTTATTTTAGAATTGTACGTCAGATCTATCTAATTTCTCTATAACGTCTTGTCTATATGCTGGATCTCTATCATATCTAGGATCAGCCATAGCTTCTACTAGTTGAGCCTGGCTTTTGAATACATCTCCACCAGATTTAGTTGATTTACCTGTTAACATTCTACCCTCATAACCATTTGCTTCGTCATACTGTGCTTTGATTCCTGATAAGGCTAGCTTGATTGCATTTAAATTACCAGTTTCTAAAAGGCTATCATAACCTTGTATACTATTAGTATCTAAATTATTAGCAGCCCATTGAGTAAGTTTATTGTACTCTGATTCACCGCCAGCAGCATTTCTTATAGTAGTAATATCTGCATCAGACATATCTACTGATTCAGCAGTTTGAGTATAACCAGATTCTGCCGAACGTCCAGCTAGATAAGCATCGATTGAACCACGTGAAAGTCCTGCCCCTTCTAAAGAAGAGTACATTTCATCAGTGATCGTACCATTATTATTATGGAAATGCTCACTAATAGCCCAAGGATCTACATTAGATTCTTTGAATACCTCACCTAGTTTATCACCGTAAGCTTCGTTAACTGAATCATAATTAACAGCACCATCTTCTAGATAGTATTGAGGTTCATCAGTTGTCTCTGCTTTAGATTCTGTATCAGGTTCTGCTTCAGTACTTTCAGTACCTTGATCACCTAGTTTCTTTTCAAGTTCAGCGTAAGCTTTCTCTAGCTCCTCAGCATTTTTATATTTACCAGCAAGAAGTTCTCCCTCTTGCTTTTGCATCTCCTCACCAACCTGTAGAGACTCTTGCTCATCA